AGTCCTTCTTATCCTTCTGTAAGTGGTGGGAAACTAATTCTAAATTCAGTAGCAGGTTCAGGAAGCATTTCAGGTGTATATCAAAAGCTTTCTAATTTAACAATAGGAGCACAATACACTATTACTATAAATTTTGCAGCGTCTTCAACAGGTTCTATTGTAACGCAATACGCAACAGGATTCAGTATATACGGAACAGGAACAGCAACTATTGCAGCTTCATTTACAGATACTTTTACAGCTCAATCTACTTCAGATACAGTAATGGTTGCCTATACTAACACTATTGATAACGACATTTCTATTACAGATATTTCAATACAACCTGTTATAGGTGCAATACCTTCAGGAGCTATTCAATTAATAGAAGACGGACAAGTTATTTGCGACCTCTATGAAGATGAAGATATTCCTTTAAGTCTTAGTGTTGATGACTTTAAAAATGTCGCAGAAAAAGTACAGTCTTATTCTAAGGCTTTTAACCTTCCTGCAACAAAAAGAAATAATAGAATATTTGATAATATATTTGAGATTACAAGAAGTTATGACGGTGTAATATTCAATCCTTATAAGAAGACAAAATGCGTTTTAAAGCAAGACGGATTTATTCTATTTGAAGGATATTTAAGAATGTTAGATGTAACGGATAAGGAAGGAGAAACAAGTTACAATGTAAACCTTTATTCTGAAGTTGTAGCATTAGCAGATGTTTTAGGAGATGGAGCTTTCAGGGATTTAGACTTTACAGAACTAGCACACGAGTATAATAGAACAGAAATTGTTAATAGTTGGAATGATTCAGGAACAGGAATAACTTACACGAATCCAAGTACATCAGGATTCAGAAACGCCTTTAGCACAGTGAAATATCCTTTTGTTGATTGGAATCATCAATATACTGTTGATGCTACTTCAGGTGAACCTGTTTTACGTAACTTAGAAAGTTCATTTAGACCTTTTATAAATATCAAGTATTTAATAGACAGGATATTTCAAGCAACTCCTTTTACTTATGAGTCCTCATTCTTTAACACCGCAGACTTCAAGAAACTTTTTATGGACTTTAATTGGGGGGGTAATGGTTTTCCTACTCCAAATAATACTTTTGCTGCTTCTTGGGTATTTGGAACAGGGGCTACTTCAAATGTAGGAACAGGAGCATACAAAGCATTTAGGTTATTACCTGAAACTTCAGTAGGTGGTGTTGCAGGTTCAACATTACCACCAAATTACAATACAAGTACATACATTATAACAGCTACTACAACTAATGAAATGTATAATGTTTCTTATAATTTCAAACTTGAAAATACTACTATAGTACCTGCATCAGCTCAATGTAGATGGATTCATAAAATAGGTGGAGTTGCTCAACCTGATATAGATTATGCTGTGAGGTTTATGACTGGAGCAGGTCAATTTCTACCATATTCAGGTTCTTTTGATATAGTGCTTAATACAGGTGATACATTAGAAGCACAATTTTTTACAGCAAATGCATTTGTGCAACAAAGTGAAATACCTGCCTTTTCTTCTTCAGCTGTATTTGTTCAATCAAGTTCATTCGTAAATACAGCAGGACTATTAACTTTAAGAGAAGAAATAGGACAATGGGATTTCTTAAAAGGATTGATTACTATGTTCAACTTAGTTACTTTACCTGATGAAGACAACCCTAACAATATTAAGATTGAACCTTATTCAGATGTTTTTATACCTACAGCTACAGCAGGGAATACACTCGCAAATAGAGGTATTGAACACGATTGGACTGAAAAGATAGATGTATCGGAAATGAAGCTCACACCTTTAACAGACTTAAATAGAAAAACTATTTTTAAGTTTGTTGAGGATGATGACGACTATTCGTTTAATCAGTATAAGAATTTAGTTGGTGGTCATTTATACGGAAGTAAGAAGTTTAATGCAGGAAATGAATTTAATATTTTATTTGGTGAAGATGAAATTGTTGCAGAACCTTTTGCAGCTACAGTAGTCAAGCCTTTAATGTCACAGTTTCCTTCTTTTATAACACCTGCTGTTTATTCTATGAATGATGACGGAACTTCTGATAGCTTTGATAACAGTCCTAGAATAATGTATAACAATGGAGTAAAACCTACAGGGGTAGATTATTATATACCTGCTCAAAATGGCGTTACTTCTAATACCGAAACAGACTTCTTACAGTTTAGTCATTTAACAGATATACCGACAATAACTTCAAGTCCGCCTTTATTAACTGACACTAGAGATTTTCACTTTGGAGAATGCCAACTTATGACAGGAGTTGGCGCACCTACAGTAAATAACTTATTCAATATGTATTGGCTGCCTTACTATTCAGAACTTTATAATCCAGATACTAGGACTATGACTATTAAGGTAAACCTAAGTCCTGCTGATATCAATACGTTCAAATTCAATGATACCGTATATATCAAGAACAGAGTTTTCAGAGTAAACAAAATAGACTACAAACCAAACGACTTAGCGACAGTTGAATTTATACTTATACCATAATGTCAAGAGAAAATATACCATACTTAATAGGATTCAATGTAAAGCCTGCATCAATTTCAGTACTAGGTGTTGTAACCTTTACTGACGGAACGAATGAAGTAACTCCTAATCAATTACAATGTGAAGCTTACGGATATACTTATAATAAAGCTTTAGGAACTTGCTCAACTTTTACATACAATACAAATCTAAATAGTGGTGTTGCAAATGAGAACAACAAGACTTATGGTTCAGGAAACTCAACAGAAACAGGAACTAACAACACCTTAGTAATGGGTGAAGATAATACTGTTAGAGGTTTGTCAAGAAATAGTATTATAACAGGAAGCCAAAACGTAATAGCAAATGGAATAAACAATGCTAACGTATCAGGTACTTTAGGAGAAGCTACAGCCGATAACTCTATTGTCTTGGGTGGTAACGCTCCTGATGACAATTTAGCTGAAAGACAAAGCATTCATTTAATGTATGGGAAACAGACTACAAGTGGTTCAACTTTAGCAAGTAATTTAAACAATACAGCATTAAGTTATTTTGTAATCCCTGACAATACTATTATGTATTTTCACGCAACTTGTTTAGCCGTTAGAGTTGGTGGCACAAGTGGTTCAGGAGCAGCAGGAGATTATTGGTCAGCTATTGAAAGAGGGGTTGTAATTAACAAATCAGGAGTATTAAGTATTCAAAGAGAACGAGATGTTATCAAGACTTCAGGAACTACTTCAGGATGGGTTGCTACTACATCAATTTCAGGTGGTAATTTTAAAGTAAATGTAAGAGGAGCAAACAATATGACATTAGATTGGGTTTGCGATATTAAATTAACACAAATAAAAACAGGAGTAACTTTATAAAATAAAACTATGGCAAAGGAAGTGTTAGAATTAGAAGTAAAGTCAAACTTAGGTGATGTTGTAAAGCAAACTGAAAAGCTTGATAGTGCTACTAAAAAAGGTAAAAAAGGATTTAAAGGTATTGGAACTGCTGTTAAAGGTGTAGGCGTAGCATTAAAGGCAGCAGGAATAGGTATTATAGTTGCGTTACTTGCTAAGTTAATGGAAGTCTTCAGTAAGAATCAACAAGTATTAGACGCATTTGAAACTGGAATGACTGCTTTAAGTATTGCTTTCAATGACTTGTTTAAAGTGATAAATGATAACATAGAACCTGTAACTAAGGCGTTTAAAGCACTATTTGAAGACCCTCAAAAATCTCTAAAGGAATTTGGGGATATGATACAAGACAACCTTATAGAAAGGTTCAATAGTCTTTTAGAAACTTTCGGCTATGTAGGGAGTGCATTAAGTTCATTATTTGCTGGTAAATTTAAAGAAGCAGCAGAATTTGCTAAATTAGCAGGTAAGGAGATGGTTGATGTAGCAACAGGAATAGACAATGCTTTTGATAAGGCTACAAAAGTTATTGTAGAATACACAGAAAAAACTCTTGAACAAGCAGCCGCAATCACAGAATTAAATAAGGCAGCACTATTATCACAAATTCAATTTGCTAAATTAAATGCAGAGAATTTAAGAGATGCTGAAATTCAAAGACAAATAAGAGATGATGTTTCAAAGACTTTTGCAGTAAGAATAGCAGCCAATGAAGAACTGAGTAAAATACTAGCTAAACAATCAGATGCCCAAAAAGCACAACTACAGATTCAATTAGATGCAGCAAAAGCAGCCAACTTATTAAACGATAATACAGAAACTAAGATAGCTTTAGGACAAGCTGAAGTTGCTATGCTTGAACTTCAAGAAACTATTACAGGGCAACTATCCGAACAAAAGACTAATCAAGTAGCACTAGAAGAAGAATTAAGACTCGGTAGAGAACAATCTTTAGCAGAAGGAACTTCAGGGCTACAAAAAGAATTAGAGGAACTTAGATTAGCTTATGAAGAAAAGAAAAGATTAGCTGTAAAATCAGGAGTAGATACTACTGCTATTACTAAGCAATACGAAAAGCAGAAGTCTTTATTAGTACAAGCAAATGTAAATGCTCAATTAGAAGCGTTCTCAGGACTTGCAGGAGCATTAAGTTCTTTAGCAGGGGATAACAAAGCTTTAGCCGTAGCAAGTGCAGTAATAGATACTTATGTAGGTGCGAATAAAGCATTTGCTCAGGGAGGTACTTTAGGCTTTGTATCAGGTGCAGCCGTAATTGCAGCAGGTTTAAATAATGTAAGGACTATATTATCAACAGATGTTCCAGGAGGAGGAGGAGGAGGAGGAGGCTCTGCACCATCAGCACCAGCCCCACAAATGATGTCAGGAGCTTTTGATATTAGTGGAGGTGTAGCCCCTGAGCCTGTTCAAGCCTTTGTATTAACAGACGAAATGACAAACAGTCAGAATCAGCTTGCAAATATTAGAAGAAGAGCTACAATCTAAAATCAAACAGAACGACAATTTATCTATTATATAAAAAAGACTACTATGCCTTGCGAAGAATGTGAAAACGGAAAATACAAATGGGGAAAGACAGGAAGCTGTGAATATGATACAGTAGCTGAATGTGAAGAAGCTAATAAAGACTACTATGAAGAAGAAAAGACTACTTCTATAGTTGAGCTAATAATTGCAGACGATTCACAAGAACTAGCTATTGATGCAATCAGTTTAGTTACAAGTCCTGCAATAGAGCAAGACTTTGTATTCTTTGGTAAAGAGAAAAACAACTTGACTTTTGCAAAGGTTGATGAAGAGAAAAGAATGCTAGTTAGTCCGGCACTTATTCCTAATAAAAATATTTTCAGACATAATCCTAATACCCAAGAAGATTACTATGTTTACTTTTCAAAAGAAACAGTACGTAAGGCTTCTGAGTTGTATTTGAAACATAACAATCACCACAAAGCTACATACCAACATCAAGATAGAGTATCAGGTGTTCTAACAGTTGAATCTTGGATTAAGGAAGGTGATATGGATAAGTCTAAGTTATACGGCTACGACTTACCTAACGGCACTTGGTTTGTAAAAATGAAAATAGAGAATGATGACCTATGGAGTAAGATAAAAGATGGGGAGCTTAAAGGATTAAGTATTGAAGGCTACTTTACGGACAAGATGGAATCTATGTCAGACGTACAACCAACCAATGAAGAAATACTTAAGGCACTAAACGAAATAATCACAAAATCAAACAAGTAACCAACCTTTCTATTATATATAGAACCTAAAAATTAAACTATGGATTTAAAGAATCAAATATTAGTAGCACTTGGACTTGACAAAGAAACAGAAGTGTCTTTAGCTTGGCAAGCAAAATCGGAAGATGGAACTATTTTCGTTTCAACTGCTGAAGAATTAGAAGCAGGTGTGGATATCAGCGTTTTAACTGAAGATGGCACGACAATTTTATTGCCAATCGGAACTTACAAGACAGATACAGGAGTATCTTTTAGAGTTGAGGAAGAAGGTATTGTTGCTGAAGTTATCGAAAGCGAAACTGAAGAAGAAGTAGTTGAAGAAGAATTAGCTGAAGATGATGGTAAGGAAGCTGATGTAGCTGATTGGGCAGGTATGGAAAAGCGTATTCAGAACTTAGAAGATGCTGTAGCTGACCTTAAAAGAAATAAAGAAGGAGGAGATGATGAGGTTGAAGAAATGGCTGAAGAAGTAACAGAGCCTTCTACAAATCCTAAAACTATAACTACAAAAGAAGTAGTTGAATTCTCAGCAGAAGACGAATTAACAAAGTTAAAAGCTGAAAATGATAAATTAAAGACTGAATTAGCAGAATCACCTGCTTCAGCTCCTTTAGACACAAATAAATTTAGTTCAGAGAAAAAAGCTGTATCTAAATTAGACTATTCAAAAATGAGTAAGAACGAGAAGTTTTTACATAACTTATATAATTAATAACTAAAAGTAGAGATAACTCTACATAACTAACTAAAAATCAACAAACTATGGCGTTTACTACGACTAGCTCGTTTTCGGGCAAAGCAGCTGGATTCTACATCTCAGCGGCTTTAAAATCAGCAACATCTCTTGAATATCTTACAATGATTGAGAATATCAAGTTTAAATCTAACATCCAAAAAATGGATGCAACAGTTTCACCTATTGCAGCAGCAACGTGTGATTTCACAGGAGCAGGAACACTTGCTTTAACCGAAAAGGTACTCGAACCTGCGAATCTACAAATTAATTTGGATTTATGCAAGTTGACGCTTTTGGATTCTTGGGAAGCTTTACAAATGAGAGCAGGAGCAGGCGCACCTCCGCCGGCATCTTTTGATGACTATGTAATCTCTTATATGGGCGATATTATTGGACAAGCTACTGAAAATTCTATTTGGGCAGGTGTAGCAAATGCAGGTGGAGACTTTATTGGATTCACAGGAGCAGGAGCAGCAGGATGGTTAAGAAATGGAAATGACGCTACAGTTAATCAAGCAGTTTTAACAGGAGGTGCAGGTGTAGCTCCAGTAGTAGGAACAATTATTGCTGATATTCAAGTAGGACTTGATGCAGTACCGGCAGCAGTTATTGGAAAGGATGATTTATACATCTACTTAAACCAAAAGAATTACCAATTATACATCCAAGCTATTTCAGCTTTAGGTTACTTAAACGCTTACAATATGCAAGGTGAGTATGTACCAATGTTCAACGGAATTAAAGTAGCTGTTTGTAATGGGTTACAAAATGCAGCAATCGTTATAGCTGAGAAATCAAATATGTTTTTCGGAACGGACTTGTTAAGTGACGCTACACGTATTAACTTGCTGGATATGAGCACGTTAGACGGAAGCGATAATATGAGAATGGTAGCTCGTTACAGTGCAGGAACACAAACAGGAGTAGGAGCTGATTGCGTACTTGTATCTTAATAAATAAATAATACGGAAGTGAGGGTGTAAAAGCTCTCACTCCCTTAACCTAAAAAAACAAACAAAATGGCTTGTACAGCACTAACAAAAGGTAGGGGGCTCGACTGCAATAGAATCAGTGGTGGGGTGAAATTTATTTATTTCGGAGTTCTTGACCAATTTACAGCACCAATAGAAACAACAGGACTTCCAGTTACAGCAGGAGAAGTTACAGACTTAGAAATGGGAGCTAATGACTTATACCGATACACTATGCCTTTGGGTGTAGCAAGTATTACCGATACTATCGTTGGAAGTAGAGAAAATGGAACTATTTACTATACGCCAACGGCTCAGGTATTATTTAACCGTCTGTCCAAGGAAGACCAAAATCAGGTGAAATTATTAGGCGCTACTAAAGTGGTTGTCTTTGCTCAATTAAACCAACAAACTACAGCAGGTACTGATATTATAGTAGCTATGGGAGTTGTAAACGGAATGGAACTTAATGCAGGTACTATCGATTCTGGGGCAGCTTGGGGTGATAAAAATGGTTATACTCTGACTTTTGACGGAATGGAAGCATCTCCTATGCCTATAGTAGCAGATTACCCTATAGCAACAGGACCATTCACAAATGCAGGGTTTAATTTTGGCGCAATAGTTACATCTTAATTTTCTTATCTGTTTTCTTATAATCTTAGAAAGGGTAGCTTAACGGTTACCCTTTTTTTACACTTAGTGAGGGTGAGGCGGCTTGACCGTTTATAGAGTAATCTAGCGTTCACTATGGGATTAAGGTTGCTTTGGCAGCCTTTTTCCTTTATTAACCAAACAGAAACACACTTTTTCTATTATATAATATGATACAAGGATTTACAAATAGTACAATAGTTACTGATATTTGCACAGAAGATAACAGAATAGATACGACAGTAGCTTCTACTCAGATTAGATTTTTAGTAAAGTTTATCAATGACCTTGATGGTTCTATTTCTTATTGCTATCCTGTTTTAAACACAGGAATATTTCCTAGATATACTGATATGACTTTTCAGTATGCAATAGCACCTGATTTGTTTTTAGGACAAATAAATCTTTTACCAGCAGGACATTGGAAATATGAAGTTTATGAAGTTAGTTGGATTGGTACAATAGTGCTTTCTTTACCAACTGCTCCTGGTACTGAAACTGCTGTACTTCCTGTAGCTAATACAAATGGAGTAGTTCAAGGAATAGTTACTAAAGGAATACTTAACTTAACAGAAAAAGCAGGAACAGAGCAAGTACAATACACTCAACACTCTGAACCTTCAGGAACGAATACTATATATTACGGACAATAAACAAAAAATATGGATAAAATAATTTCGATAGATTTAAGCACAAGTACAGCACCTTTAGTTCAAGAAGTAAGAGGTAAGGATTACATTGAATATGGTGATGCAAATGGAGAATGGCGAAACCTCTATCCTCAGTTTTTAATTGACCTTTACTATTCAAGTTCTATAACAGCTGCAATCGTGAATGCTACTGCTGAAATGATAAGTGCTAAAGACTTAGTTATAACAGATGAAGATGACAGAGATGAAGAAGCAAGAGTAAAGCTTCAAAACTTTATCAATAACGCTAATGGAAATGAAACTCTACACGAAGTATTAAAAAAGGTAGCATTTGACTTTAAGCTACAAGGAGCTTTTGCTCTTAATATAGTATGGTCAAAAGACAGAACTCAGATAGCTGAAATCTATCATATCCCTGTAGAGAAAATCAGATGTGAACGTCCTGATGAATTTGGAAAAACAAACGGCTACTATGTTTCAGGAGATTGGGCAAATACAAGAACGAACAAGCCTTATAGAGTACCTGCTTTTAATGTCAATGATAGAACTTCACCAAATCAAATCCTTTATACAGGTCTTTACAGTCCTAATATGAATTCTTATTATACTCCTGATTACGTTAGTTGTAATAATTGGGCGTTAATAGATTCTAAAGTTTCAGAGTTCCACCTCAACAACATCTCTAACGGCTTCACAGGAAGCTTTATGATATCCTTTGCGAACGGCATACCGACAGCAGAAGAAAGAAGACAAATAGAGCAAAGTTTAGAAGCTAAATTTACATCAGAGAAAAATGCAGGAAAATTCGTTTTGACGTTCTCAGATGACAAGACTAGAGTTCCTGAAATAACTTCTATCAGTCCTTCAGATTTAGATAAACAATTTTTAGCACTTCAAGAACTTTTAACTAGCAACATCCTCAGTGGGCATAGGGTGACGTCTAAGACACTTATGGGCTTAGATAGTGCTAATGGGTTCTCAAGCAACGCAGACGAGCTTTTAAACGCTTCTAATTTTTACCTCAATACTGTGGTTATGCCATTTCAAGGGCAAATATTAAAAGTATTACACAAGATATTCCAGGTAAACAATATGGATATGCCTATTCAGTTCGTACAGCTTAAACCAATAACAATACAATTTGACTCTAAGACTATTAGAGAAGTAATGACACAAGACGAAATAAGAGAAGAAATTGGATTGCCACCTTTAGAGGTTGAAGAAGAAACTCTAGACTTTTCAAAAGTTGGAATGATTGATGGAAAGCCTGTTTTTGATACTATAGAAGAAGCCTTAGCGAGTGCAAAGACTTTAGGGTGTGAAGGGTATCACGAACACGATTACGAGGGTAAGACAGTCTATATGGCTTGTGAAGGACATCAAGAAGCTACAGAGCTTTCTAAGTTCATTGAAGAGTTTGGAGAAGATATGCCTGAAGAATGGGAACTAATAGAAGAAGAAATAGTAGATGGAGAACACCAAGACTTTGACTTTGAAGATGTTTTAAATGAAATTGCTAATGACAAGCTAGAATTGGCAAGTACAGGAACAGCTAGACCAAATGCTAGAAGTAAGCAAGACGGAACTAATAAGTCAGATAATGAGTTTTATAAAGTTCGTTATGTATACACTCAAGATAATTTCTTATCACAAAAAGGAGAAACTAGAGATTTTTGCAAATTAATGGATTCATCTAAAAAGATATACCGAAAGGAAGATATTTTACAAATGGGAAATAGAGCAGTAAATCCAGGTTGGGGGCCGAGAGGAGCTAACACTTATAGTATATGGCTTTATAAAGGTGGTGGTAATTGTCATCATTATTGGCTAAGACAAATATACAAGACTTCTTTAAGGGGAGCAAAAAGTAAAATATCTTCTAGTCAATTAATAGGATATACAAAAGCTAGGTCAGAAGGATTTACAGCAGAAAAGAATGACAACTTAGTAGCAAGACCACCAAAAAGAATGAAAAATAACGGATTTTTAGAACCAAGATAATTATGAGCTATGTACTATTTATATCAGAAGCGAAGCTAAAGGATAGCACCGCAATCAATCTTAACGTGGACGTGGACATCTTACTCCCATTCGTTCGTGAAGCACAGAAAATCTATGTTGAAACTGCACTAGGTACTGACCTTAACAATAAATTAAAAACCTTAATTGTAGCAGGTTCTGTAAACCTTCCTGCAAATGCAGCTTACAAAACTTTGCTAGATGACTATATAGGGGATATGCTTCCCTCGTATAGTCTTTATCACGCTTTTAATTATCTTAGGCACAAAGTAGAGAACGGCAATATCTATTCCAAAACTTCTGAAACTGGAAATGCTTTAAGTACGGAAGAAGCTCAAAGCTTTAGGGAAGAAATATTAAATACTTCGAGTTACTATAGAGAAAGGCTTATAGACTACATCCGAAATAATACAGCAAGTTTTCCTGAATATACGACAAATACAGGTGCTGACGTAAATCCGTCAAGAGAAAATTATTACAATAATATGAATCTTGAAACACCAAGACAAGGAACTAAACTTACTTTGAGAAACTTTCTAAATGCTTCTGATTAATGAAGAAAAATTACAAGACAAAACCAATTAATATTACAAAATTAAAGACATACTTAAAAGATGCCAATAAAACAGATAGCAAAGGAAACAATAGAAGTAGTGGGAGTGAACGCAACAATTCTAAGCGTAACAACCTTCACAAATATTGAGGTAGCTTTAAAGATAATCTTATTATTAGTTTCTATAATTTATACTGTAGACAAGTGGTGGTTTCATAAAAAAAACAGATGAAAAAAAGAAAACTAAACAGCTTGAATCCTAAGTATATAACTAAAATTACAGAAGATGTTAAAGTGCGTAAAGTTTTTATTAAAGAAGTTAAGGGCGTTAAAATCTATGCCACCTATTCAATCTAATTTGACTACAATTAATCTTCTTATTATTAGAGACACATTCTCAGATAAGTCTACAATAGGCGAGCTTTTTATAAATGGAGAAAGGTTCTGTGACACACTAGAAAACCCTTGGATAAATAACAAGAAGAACGTAAGCTGCATTCCTAAAGGAGAATACAAAGTAAGGCTTAGACTAGCAAGAGAATCAGCTACAAGGGACTATTTACATTTACTTGTAGAAGATGTAGAGAATAGAAGTTATATCTTATTCCACATAGGCAATACTCCTAAAGATACAAGCGGCTGTATATTGGTCGGTTTAGGAAGTGAACAAGACGTTGTTTATAACTCAACCTTAGCTATGGACTTAGTTATGAAAGAAATACTTAATTTAGGCGGCGAAAACATTAACTTAATAATCAAAAATAAATAATTATGAAAAAGTTCTTTCAAAAGTACCTTATCGGACAGATGTTAAAGTCTAAGAAATTTTGGTACGCAATCAGTTCAGTAGTAGTACCTGCTCTTGTAACTTATTTAGGAGTAGACCAATCTACTGCAACAGAGTTGTATCACGCTATCTTAGTTCTTATTGTTGGACAAGGAATTGCTGACGTTGCTAAAAAGTAACAGATACAGACTAAAACCTCACGAGGTAGCTGCTTTACAGAAACTTAGGGAATCAGAAACTAGGAACGTCTTAGTTATTGGTGACTTACACGAACCCTTCTGTCTTGATAGCTACCTTGATTGGTGTTTAGAACAATACGAAACCTTTAATTGTACAGAGGTCATCTTTATAGGTGATG